CACCCGGCGCCTGGGAGGACTTCGAGACCGTACTCGCGGCGCTGAGCAAGCACGCCGACGACACCTGCATCTTCGGCACCCCCGAGAACCTGCCCCGCGCCCAGGGGCGGGCGCAGCAACTGCGCGAACTCTTGAACACGTTCAGGGGCGCCCAGGAAATCACCCGCCAGATCGAAGAGAGAGCGAAGAATGTCCCTCAATTCCCGACCCGTTGATCCCAGCGTCAAGATCCCCGCCGCCGTGCTGGCTAACGCCCGCCGCGCCGAGGAGCTGATGGCCCAGCAGCATGCCGCGCAGGAGCCTGTTACCGAGCCGGTAACCCAGGAAGCTCCTCCTGCCGAGATGCACTTCGAGCAGCCCGCTCCGGTTACCGAGCCGGTAACTCAGGAACAGGCGCCCCCTGCCCCTCCGGCTGACGAGCGCTCGTGGGAGCACAAGTACCTCTCGCTCAAGGGCCGCTACGACAAGGAGATCCCTCAGCTCCGGGACGAGCTCCGTCGCGTGTCGCACGAGCTACGCCTCGCCCACGAGGAGGTCGCCACTCTGCGTACCTCCGTGCAGTCCCAGCCCGCCCGCAACGAGACGCATTTCGACTCGCTGATCACGGACGAGGAGCGCAAGGACTACGGCGATGACTTCCTCAACGTGGTGGCGAAGCGCGCCAAGGAGGTCGTCGGTGCAGAACTCGCAGCCGCGCAGCAAAAAATCGCAAAGTTGGAGCAGCAAGTTGGGGGTGTTGCGGCCACCACACAGATCAATGCGCGCGAGAAGATGTTCAAAGAACTGGGCGAACGCGTAGCAAACTGGAAGGAAATCAACTCAAACCAAGAGTTCTTGGATTGGCTTGCACTTCCCGATAGGTTTACTGGACAAATACGCCATAATCAGCTTAAAGTAGCCTTCGAAAAGAATAACGCCGATCAAGTATCCGCGTTCTTCGAAAGCTTCCTCCAGGAAGCAGCTACCGTGGCCCCGCACCACACTAATCAGCCGGATCCTTCTAGCAAGGTCCCGCTCGAGAAGTTCGCGGCACCCGGAAGAGCGAAGTCGGCAGCGCCAGGGCGCCCTGCTGAAAAGCCCCTCATTACCCGCGCCATGATTACGCGCTTCTACACCGACAAAGCTGCGGGCAAGTACCGTGGCAAGGAGGCAGAAGCAGCCCAGTTCGAGAAGGATCTCGATCAGGCAATGCGTGAGGGCCGGGTGCAGTAAGGCTGCTCCTCCCCAGGTGAATCACACGATCCCGAAGGAAAGAGCGGCGCCCCAACGTCCCACTCTCTCCTTCGAGGTCGAAACAAATGCCTTATCCTATCGCTGGTACTCAGTTCGGTGGCGGCTCTGCGCCGTCGCCCGCCTACGCCGGAACCTTCATCCCCGAGATCTGGTCTGGTAAGCTCATCGAGAAGTTCTACGCCTCTACTGTCCTGGCTGCGATCAGCAACACGGACTATGAGGGCGAGATCAAGAATCAGGGCGACAAGATCAAGATCCGCACCAAGCCGACGATCACCATCCGTGATTATCAGGCTGGCCAGTCGCTCCTCGTTGAGCGTCCGTCGAGCAACGTTGTCGAGCTCAACATCGACAAGGGCAAGTACTTCAACACGATCCTCGATGACGTGATGGAGCTCCAGATGGACATCAACGCGATGTCGCTCTGGGCCGAGGACGCCGCCGAGCAGATGAAGATCGTCATCGACACGGACGTGCTCACCGCGCTGCGCAACACTGCGGTCGCTGCGAACCGTGGCACCACCGCTGGCGCTCGCTCCGCTGCGATCAACCTTGGCGCCACCACGACTCCGGTGACCATCGTTGACCGTAACCCCGGCGCGGGTCAGGTCCCGGTTGTGGACTTCCTCATCCGCCTCGGTCAGGCGATGGACGAGCAGAACATCCCGGAGACGGGCCGTTGGGTGGTCATGCCGACGTGGTTCGCCACGAAGATCAAGACCTCCGAGCTGCGCGACGCTTCGCTGACCGGTGACGGCCAGTCGATCCTGCGCAACGGTCGCCTCGGCATGATCGACCGCTTCACCCTCTACAGCTCCAACCTGCTGCCCTCGGGTGTCACGGCTGGTCTCGCTGCCGGTGAGTGGGCTGTCTATGCCGGTCACTCGCACGCCCTCACCTTCGCGTCGCAGATGACCAAGGTCGAGACGCTTCGCTCGGAGTCCACCTTCGGCAACCTGTTCCGTGGCCTCCAGGTCTACGGCTACGGCGTGCTCGACGGCACGGCGCTCGCTCAGGGCATCGTCATCCCCGGCTAATCGGGACTGACAACTTGGGGGTGGCGGTTACCGGCTCGGTAACTTCCACCCCTTTTTTCTAGGAGGGGATGATGGCTGGACTCTCGCTTGCGTCTGACTACATCGCAGAGGTTCGTCGCCTCCTCCAGGACGAGCGCACCCCCTATCGCTACGCTGATGCCGACATCATCGAGGCGATCAATATCGGCCTGCTAGAGGCGTATCGCCTCCGCGCCGACTTCTTCCTGTCCAGCACGGTCGCCGCAGCGACCCCGCCCACGGCTACCACGGGCGCGAGCACCATCACCTTCCCGCATGGGTATCGCTCCTCCCTGGTCTCCTATGTGACCGGGCGCATGCTCCTGCGCGACGCCGAGCCCGCCAACGACGCCCGCGCCAACGCGCTCATGACGCGCTTCACGGCGCAGCTCCTCACCTCGCAGGCTTGATATGACAATCCATGCTCGCCTCATGAACAACCTCCGGGTCAACCTGCCCGGTGCCGTTGACGACGCGATCCTGCTGGAGGTGTTCAACACCGTCGATGATCTGTGCCAGAACTGGCTCCAGATCGCTCCCCCCGTGCACGGCACGGACCTCACGACGTGGCTCTCAAGCGCTGACTGGCTCAAGTACTATCGCCTCGTGGTGTACGGCACGCTCGCGCGCATGCAGGCGCAGCCGGGCAAGCCCTACTCTAATCCCGATCTGGCCAAGTTCAACATCGCGGGCTACCGCGACGAGCTGATTCAGGCACGCGGCGAAGCGGCTTCGGGCACGGTCTCGGGCATCTACGAAGCCCTCATGGACACGTTGCGCCTGCGGCTTCCTGGGGCGCGCGACGGCACCATGCACGTCGAGATGTTCAACGTCATCGATGAGATCTGCCGCACCACGCACGCGTTCCGCAAGGAGCTCGAGATCACGCCCGTCGTGAACCAGCAGGTCTACAACATCGCGACCACCGGGTTTGAGGTGCTGATCACCTACCAAGTCACCCACGACACGCTGGGTCTCGACGGCTCCACGTTCGACGCCAACGTGCTCACCATCCCGAGCAAGCCCACGGCGTCCGACGTGGCGGATCCCCTGATCCTGGAAGCCTCGGTCACCCCCGTCCGGGGCGGTGCCGACACGCCCTCCGCTTGGCTCGACAACACCCACTGGTCACGGTTCTACCAAGCGATCCTCGACGGCACGCTGTTCCGCATGCACTCGCAGGTGGCCAAGCCCTACACCTCGCAGCCGAACTCCGTCTACCACGGCAGGCGGTTCAGGTCCGAGATGGCCAAGCTCACCGCGCGTGCGGGGCACGTCTCCGAGATCGACCCCCAGGGTTGGTCCTTCCCGCTCCACACGAGGTAAGTCATGGCGACGGTTAAATCAGGTCGCCGCTCTGGTACGCCCGTCTCTGGCGGCGTTCGCGCAGGTACGGCTGTGTCGGCGGGGCAGATGGTCTATGTCGAGGGGCCTCCCGGCGAGACCGGGCCGCAGGGTCCTGTCGGTCCCGCTGGTCCCACCGGCCCGCAGGGTCCGCAGGGAGTTACCGGCTCGGTAGGTCCGACGGGTCCGCAGGGCGCCACCGGCCCGCAGGGCGCCACCGGCCCACAGGGGCCGCAGGGCGTCAAGGGCGACACCGGGAATACGGGTGCGACCGGGGCCACTGGACCCACGGGTCCTACCGGCCCACAGGGTCCCACGGGCGCGACCGGCCCCACGGGACCGGCTGGCCCGACTGATTACACGCTGATCACCAACAAGCCCTCGACGTTCCCGCCGAGCACGCACACCCATGCCATCGCGGATCTCCCCGTCGCGACATCTGGCACATCCAACACGACCCAGCTCGTGCGGGCCGATGACTCGCGCCTGAGCGATTCCCGCGCGCCTACCACCCATGACCACGACACGCGCTACGTCCGTTTCGATGCCGCCCACAACCCTGTCCTCTCGGCGGCACAGAGGCTCCAGGCCCGGACGAATATCGGGGTGTTCCTGGAGCTACTGGAAAGCGCATCAGCCATGTCGGCGGTCGGCGCCATCGACCTCGCTCTCCCCTCTGGGTATCGGCGCTTTACTCTGGTCGTGCGGGACATGGAGATCAGCGGGGCGTCGGGCGGAGTGCCCGGCCTCCGTGTCTCCCTGAACAACGGTTCCTCGTATCCTTCCAACACGGGCGGCTACGCTTGGTCCTCGGGCTACCACGCGGCTGGACAGGGCCACACGGTCGTCAGCCAGTTCGGCAGCGAGGACAGCAGCCAGATCAGTTCTACAGGCATCAACCTGTCCGCGTGGGGTTTTAACTCCAACGGGAACAATTTTGGCTTCGTAACCACCCTGGAGATCGACCCAGGCTCCGCGTCCCGCATGGGTCAGGTGGAGTTTCGGACAAGTCTAATCCGCCAACCAGATGCTTACGCGGCCAACACCTTCGGCTCGGGGTATTATGGCGCCACGGGTCGTTGGACAAACGTTCGCCTCTTCTTGTCCGCTGGACAGAACATGGTCGGGCAGTCCTATGAATTGTACGGGTGGAAGATCTAATGGCTATGATCAAGATTTGGCGTGACGGTGCCGAAGTAGAGGTCGATGAAGAGGAGATTTTTCCAGGAGGAATTTCTATGGCCAACCGCACCTACCGTTACGCTGACCCTGAGAACTCGCAGATCGTCATCACCGACGGCCCGATGACTATGTACGTCGCCGCGCTCGACGGCGATTTCGACTACGAGTGGGTCAAGACGAATGTCGGCCTCGCCAACATCCTGCCCTACGTCGCTCCCGCTGCGCCAGTTACCCGCTCGGTAACTTTCAAGTCCTCGCTCTGGCGTCGCTGCACCGACGCGGAAGCGGACACGCTCGTCTACATGCTGAGCCAGCAGTCCAACCGCTTCCAGCGCTTGTTCACCGACGTGACGCGCCTTGAGCACGACTCGCCCGAGTTCGCGCTGCTCCAGGGCGGGATCGCGCAAGCCTTCGGACCCGCTCGCGCTGCCGAGCTCCTTGCGCCCGACCTCCAGGAGATCGTCAGTGGCCAGAACTAATCTCGAGACCGCCGTCAAGAACGTGCTCGTGCACGAGGGCGGCTGGTCGAATCACCCCAGGGATCCCGGCAAGGCCACCATGCGCGGCGTCACCCAGAAGGTGTACGACGCCTATCGCGACCGTCAGAACGCGACCCGTCAGAGCGTGCGGCACATCACGAACCTTGAGGTCGCGACGATCTACAAGCAGCAATATTGGGACGTGATTCGCGGCAACGATCTGCCCACCGGCATCGACTACGTGGTGTTCGACGGCGCCGTGAACTCGGGTCCTGGCCAGTCGGTCAAGTGGCTTCAGCGCGCGTTGGGTGTCCGTGCCGATGGCGTCATGGGGCAAGTCACGCTCGCCGCCGTGCAGGCTCACCCCGACTACGTAGCGCTGGTCGACAAGATCCTCGCCCTTCGCCTGGCGTTCCTCAAGGCGCTGGAGACCTGGGACGACTTCGGCAAGGGCTGGACCCGGCGTCTGGCGGGCGTGCGGCGTTACGGGCTCGCCATGGTGACCGCGCAGGAGCCCGAGGGGCCGATCTTCATCGAGCAGGGCAACGCTAAGGCCGAGATCGAGCAAGCCTGTAAGCCCCCCTCCAAGGCCCCTGGCGACCTCATCGCTGGCGGCGGTGTGATCACCACGACGCTTCCACAGGTCATCGACGGGCTCACGCCCCTGTCGTACCTGCCTCAGATCGCCACGGTCATCACCGTGCTTACCGTCGTGGGCGTCATCGCGACGGCTGCGGGCATGCTCTACCGGCAGTGGGCTGCGTCCCGCACCAAGACGCTTGAGGAGGCCCTGTCGTGAACGAGCTCGCTAAAGCCTACTGGCCCATCGCCCTCGCGGTTCTGGTAACCGGGTATCTCGCGTATGGCGCTGGCCACAGGATAGGCTATAGTCGCGCTTACAACACTGGCTGGGAAAATGGAGTCGCCAACCTCCAGGCTAGAACCGAAGCCGAACTAAAGGTTAGAGCAAATGAAGCGAAACAACATGAAACTCGCATGCGCGCTTGTTTGCTCGACTCTGCTTGCAGGTTGCGCAACGACGGGTGGCGCGTCGATTGAAGCCATCACGGTAAGTCTATGTGATGACTGGAAGGGACAACCATGGCATACTAAGGACCATCCCGTTAC